GGACCATATAAGAAGATCAGAACAGCAGGAGAGATTTTGATTGGGGATGATCTATTAAAAGAATTGGGGCAACTCAATGGAGTTGAATTTAAAGATGGTAAGGAGATCAAAAGAAAAAACAGTAATCAAATCCTAAAGCTGTTCACCAATCTTCATGGGCAACAATGTGGCAAAATAGTGGAAATTTCTAAATAATACCATGGGATGCCCAACAACACCACTTTCCTGCCTTACTCCTGAAAACATCTTTGCTGGTGTTTATCGCCCCAATTGTGGGGGATTTGCCGATCCTTCCAATTTCAAGGCTGAAAGAGCCATATTCAATTCTCAATTTGGGGAGCTTATCAACAATTATGGGGTGGAGATTGATTATTATGTGAACACTTTTAATCCAGAGGCAATGAACTCCATCTATGGGGAACACACTCTCATGTATTGGCTCGGACCAACGATTGTTAAAGCATATATCCAGATGGAGAATGCCTCCCCAATCTATGCTCTGGCTGGTATGGATTCTCCCGATACCTTGACACTCTATTTACATATTGATGATTTTAATACGAAATTTTCAGGACTCAGTATTTTTGATGGTGTTCTTCAAGATGAAAATGGCAATCCTATATTAACGGAAGCAGGGGAGCAAATTATTATTGATCAGGAAAATGGACCATGGGCTTGTGAACCCAAATCACAGGACAAGATTAGGGTAACACCTTTTGGTTGTGATAGAGTAAACGGCAGGGGTGCTAAGATATTTGAAGTAACGGAGGTTATGGATGAAGATCAGTCAGAACTCAATCCAGCAATGGGTCATTATGTATGGAGACTAAAAGCTGTCCGTAGTGAGCATAACTTCGTTACTAACGAGCCAAGGGAGGAATACAACCAACAAATTGCAGACAATTCCTATTTTGGTAAGCTGTCATCCGTTATGTTCCCCGAACTCTCAAGTGTGTTGGCGGATAACAAGATTTATACACAAAATTCCGATGAAATCGTGCAACGGGATGTATTCCCCCCATCCACAGGGGGTAGTGATGGTAGTGTATATGGTAATTATTTTTAATTATGGCAGCTAAAAAAAATAAATCTTACATGGGTAATACCAATTTACCCAGCGCAAATTCGGCGTTCGATTACACACCAGAGATGGTGGCTGAAATTGAAAAGTGTAAAACAGATATTATTCATTTTGCATCAAATTATTTCTATATTATCGATCCCGATAGTGAAGTTGGTAAGGTCTGTATCAATCTTTACGATTTCCAAGAACGAGTATTAAATGGTATATTTAACCACAGATTTACATGTCTTCTTAGCCCCCGTCAAGCGTCCAAGTCAACGCTTATGACGATTGCTGCTCTACATGAGGCTTGTTTCAAACCATATAAAAGCATCATTATCGTAGCTAACAAAGAAGCAACTGCTATTGAAATTTTCAGAAGGGTCAGATTAGCATATGAAGAACTTCCAAACTGGTTAAAGCCGGGAGTTGAAGAATATGGTAAAACTGGTTGTATGTTTGATAATGGTAGTCGCATCAGTATTTCTACTACAACAGGCAGCGCAATTCGTGGAACATCACTCAACATGTTAATTATTGATGAATTAGGATTTTTGGAGGAGCATGTTGTTGATGAATTTTGGAAGTCTGTTTACCCCACAATTTCTCGTTCCAAGACATCTAAGATTATTGTTGCATCTACCCCAAACGGAACTGGTAATCTTTTTCATAAAATTTATACTGGTGCTGTAAAAGGTGAGAATGGATTCAATCCATTGAGGATTGAGTGGAATGAGATTCCGGGTCGTGATGAGGAATGGAAACAAAAACAAATCAAGGCTCTTGGTTCTTTTGAATCTTTCCAACAAGAATTTGGAAACGTTTTCCTAGATAATAGTCAACAATCCATTGATGAAGCCTTGTTTGACCGTCTCAAAAACGAATGCCGCGATCCCAAACATATCCTAAAAGAAGGTGCTTATAAAATATGGGAAGAATACGATCCTGAAAAAATATATGTTATTGGAGGAGATGTTTCCGAAGGTCTTGGGTTGGACGCATCCGTTCTCCAAATTCTAGATGTCACCAATCCCAAGGAAATCATACAAGTTGCAGAATACTGGACAAACACAAAAGGACCATCGGAATTCACCAATGAAGTGGTGGACGTTTGCGGAAATTGGGGAAATCCTCTACTATTGATTGAGCGTAATAACCAAGGAACGGGAGTATGTGATACTCTGGCGAACACCCATCTGTATCAGAATCTTGTGTCTTGGGGAGCCAAGGAAGCGCATAAGAACAAACAGAATGGTATGATCTCCCACATGAATACCAAATACAAAGCAGTGGAGAACCAAAGATATTTTGTCAATGAAGCGCAATCCATAACATTTCGCAATATTGACACCCTGAAAGAGTTTAAGACATTTGTGCGATACCCCAATGGCTCTTGGAAAGCAAAAAGCGGGGAACATGATGACCGTGTGATGGCATTCGTGTGGGCATTGATGGCACTTTATAAGGACATCACGGAATTATATTTTGAAGTTGAAGCCTTGGACGATTGTGATAAACCTCTTGTTATCAAACCCATTGATCAGGGGCTTCACCAATACAAATCATCCACATCTATATACACCAATGAAGAGGTTGCCAAGATTGAACACTCCAATATCTCTCCCATGCTCTTTGGAGGATTTGGGGGTGCTGCTGCCAGTGATATGGCGGAATTGGAAGCTGCGGGATGGGAATTACCTGATCATTCGGTGTTTTCCAATCCTGAAAGGAATATTAATCCTGATCAATGGGCAGCAATGGAGAAATATTTCGGTTAAAATTTGAAATCAATCTCCATCATAATCTTTTTTCATCGACATTTGCGCGGCTAAAATTTTTCTTTTCCAAAAATCCTCTGATGATCCTGTTTGTATTTTTATTTCAGAATCTTTCACCATATCCTGCCAATTCTTTAAAATATCATCAAAATTAGTAAATTGGGTTGTTTGTATATCATAACCAGTGCTTCTAGCTCTATGGTTGTCTAACGGAAAGTAGTAATCATCTTCAATTTTACAATTTTCCAATTCGTCAATCATCCCATGATAATCGTCTATATCGGCGGGTTCCGATATTTGTAAATGGGCTTGGCAATATAATTGCCTTTCGTGGTAACTTCCCCATTCATATCTTTTGTAAATGACGTTAATAACATCAACATCATATTTATCGAGCAATTGTTTCAAACAATCCGCATTATATACTATTGTCGGAGTTATAAATTTTGCGGGGTCTTTTGCTGGTGTTTCAGCTTCATCTCCAAAAGAATGTCTCCCCGCTGTATATTGATCGCCTATGATATATGGGATATCAATAGTATTTGAAGACGATTCCCATAATTTGAAATATTCAGAATATTTTATCATTATAATATTTAGTGTTAAATAATCACATGCCACAAGAAGTCGTCCAAAGCTTTCTAAATCGCAGCAGGAAGGATAAATTCCTTCTCGTTTTCGATTTGCCCCCGATTCTAAAGAGAATCCAATCCAATTATACGAGGAATGACAATACCATCATTCCCGATAGTGTGCAATTCAGTATCTATGGGACGATGGTTCCGGGATTGACGATCAAAGCGGTTGCCGCCCGATATGCGGGAGATACTCTTTATGTTTCCAGTCATAGCAAAGACCCATATCCTCCCGTGAACGTCAAATTCAAAGTGGATAGCGGATATAATAATTATTGGGCAATTTACCAATGGTTGAATCTGCAACACGACCAAAAAACTGGTCAATTTAACGAAAAAGGTATCATAGTGGATGGTAATTTTTCCGATTATCAGACGGATTTAACGATGTATGGGTTGGATGAGTATGATAATAAAGTCGTTAGTTTTAAATACACAAAGGCATTTGTTACATCAATTGATGAGCTATCATACTCGATGACTGAAAGTGGCGATATGGAAATTGAATCTGGATTTACTTTTGTATTCTCACAAATGCACATAGAATTGCTGGGATGTGATAGATATAATCAGACAATTTCCTAAATAGGAAATTTTTAGCCGATAATTGCTAAATAGTAATATGCAACGCACGATTAATAGCCCCGGAGTAGAAATTTTTGAGAGAGATTTAAGTCTCGTCGCACAGACGAATGTAGGAACCAATATTTTCGTAGCAGGTTATGCACCTCAAGGATATTCTGATGAGGTTATCAAGGTGACTTCCAGAGACGAACTGGAAGCAATCTATGGAACCCCAACCAATAGCGCAGAACGTTATTTCTATTACACTGTGAGGGAACTCCTGAATTCTCCCGCAAACATCTACACTTTCCGTCTTCCTTATGGATCGGGAACCGGAGATGGGTTTGGAAGCCAACATTCTGCCCTTATTTATCCCGTTGTTGCCGCAACCCCCACCGGAGTTACCACAACGAGAAACCTCAATCTCTCCGCTGGAACCTATTTCCTCGGAAAACCCTATCAGATTACCCTATCGGAAACGGAATTTGCCCAAGCCATGGAAGGAACACTCTTTGATTGGTCTGCAACTGCATCTCACCTTTCCTCTTTTTCATCTTCTCTTTCATCTGTATCTACAAAGGCTGCTGTTCTTTCTGCCATGGGTGGTGCTGGTATCATTATTCTTGATAAAGCCCAAACCACGATCAATAGCCAATTTGAAGGTTATTATGTTGGTATTGCAGATAACGTTAATCTCAATCCAGCATCCAATTTTGATGCAATCACCCGTGCATATACCACAAGCCTTACTGCTGATGTGATTTCGGATTATACGCAAATTCCAAACGGAACTCTCCAATTCAATCTCTCCGCTACCGCTGGAGGTGCCACTGGTAGTATTTCCCAAGTCATGGAGAACCTTACTGATTACAACATTGACGGTAGGGAAGATGATGACCTTCTTAACGTTGGTGTCTTCAAGCTCCGTAAAAGTGTATATGCAACCGAAGCATTCAAGCTGGATTATGTGCTTGATGACCGTATCGTGGGTTCCATTGATACATTCCGCACACAACTCAACCCAAATGGCGGACCATCCGTTCCATTCTTCCTTGAAACTCAGGATACCAATTCCCGCAATGTGGAAATCATGGTCAATCCATACATCTCCAACAAGTTCACCGAATCCTCGCTGGATTCTTCGGGTAATCCCACCAAGAAAATCCGTGTGGTAACTGATAGTTTGCTTGCCACTAACTATGCAAGCATCTCCGCTGCATTAGGTGTTGTAACCACTAACGCTACCACCCCACTTCTTAGTGCTAATTTAATAGTAGCCAATACACACGCACTTTCGGGT